AATAGATAAAAATAATAAAATTATAAATGAATTTAAAAGTATAAAAGAAGCTGCAAGTACTGTCAATATATCTTCTACCCATTTATGTTCTGCATTGAAAGGAAGGTCAAAGACTGCTGCTGGTTTTATATGGAAATATAAGGAGGAATAGATATGTCTGATATGTTAAATTTCCCAAGACAAATGCTTCCATTCAGTAGAAAAACCAAGGAGTGGAGGAAAAATTGTTTACTTTGGGCAAACCAGAAAACCTTTTTTAATTACAGCCTTGTAAGAAAATCTGTTATTCATAAAAAAATAAATTATGATTTATTAAATGGGAGACTTCATATGAGTGATATGGAGTTGATATTAAATCCTGACAATATAAAAGCTGCCTATATACCAGACAGAATTTCCCACTTCCCAATAATGAACAGTAAATTAAATGTACTTAGAGGTGAGGAAAGTAAGAGAGTATTTGACTTTAAGGTTGTAGTAACCAATCCAAATGCTATCTCAGAAATAGAGGATAATAAGAAGAATGAGCTATTACAAAGGCTTCAAGAAATGATAACTGACACCTCAATATCTGAGGATGAATATAATATCAAACTTGAGAAACTAAATGACTATTATACCTATGAATGGCAGGATATAAGAGAGGTGAGAGCAAATGAATTGCTTAACCATTATATAAAGGAATATGACATTCCTCTTATATTTAATAATGGTTTCATGGATGCAATGACCTGTGGTGAGGAAATCTATCAATGTGATATTGTAGGTGGAGAACCAGTCATTGAAAGAGTGAATCCATTAAAGATTAGGATATTCAAGTCTGGGTACAGTAATAAGGTGGAAGATGCTGATATGATAATCCTTGAGGATTATTGGTCTCCAGGTAGAGTAATAGATACATATTATGATGTATTATCTCCAAAAGACATAAAGTATATTGAAACTATGCCTGATTATATAGGTCAGGGAGCTGTTGACCAGATGGATAATATTGATGAGAGATATGGATTTGTCAATCAAAATATGATTGGTGATGAAATAACTGTCAGAGATGGAACCTACTTCTTTGACCCAGCTAATCTATTCACAGAAGGTATAGCAAATTCACTACTTCCTTATGACTTGGCAGGTAATCTTAGAGTACTTAGATTATACTGGAAATCAAAGAGGAAGATACTTAAGGTTAAATCTTATGACCCTGAAACTGGTGAGGAAGAATGGAACTTCTATCCTGAGAATTATGTAGTAGACAAGGAAGCAGGAGAAGAAGTACAGTCATTCTGGGTTAATGAGGCATGGGAAGGAACTATGATTGGCAATGAAATATTTGTCAATATGAGACCAAGATTGATTCAATATAACAGGTTGAATAATCCTTCAAGATGTCACTTTGGTATTGTAGGTTCAATCTATAATCTTAATGATAGTAGACCTTTCAGTTTAGTAGATATGATGAAGCCATATAACTATTTATATGATGCTATTCATGATAGACTAAATAAAGCTATTGCTTCAAATTGGGGTTCAATATTAGAGCTTGACTTATCTAAAGTTCCTAAAGGATGGGATGTTGGTAAGTGGATGTACTATGCAAGGGTAAATCATATTGCAGTTATAGATAGTTTCAAGGAAGGTACTATAGGAGCCTCTACAGGTAAGTTGGCAGGTGCTCTTAATAATGCTGGAAAGGGAATGATTGAGACTAATATAGGTAACTATATTCAGCAACAGATTAACCTTCTTGAGTTTATTAAGATGGAAATGGCTGAGGTTGCAGGTATATCTAAGCAAAGAGAAGGTCAGGTTTCATCAAGAGAAACTGTAGGTGGTGTAGAAAGAGCTACTCTTCAATCAAGTCATATTACTGAGTGGTTATTTACTGTTCATGATGATGTGAAGAAGAGAACTTTAGAGTGTTTCTTAGAGACTGCAAAGGTAGCTTTGAAGGGAAGAAACAAGAAGTTCCAGTATATATTATCAGATACATCTACAAGAGTAATGGAGATTGATGGTGATGAGTTTGCTGAGGCTGACTATGGTTTGGTTGTAGATAATAGTAATGGAACTCAGGAGCTTCAACAGAAGTTAGATACTTTGGCTCAGGCTGCATTACAGACTCAAACTTTGTCATTCTCTACTATTACTAAGCTCTACACATCTGCAAGTTTAGCTGAGAAACAAAGACTTATTGAAAAAGATGAAAAGCAGATTAGAGAAAGACAAGCCCAAGCTCAGAAGGAACAACTTGAAGCTCAACAGCAAATAGCTGCTATGCAACAACAACAGAAAGAGGCAGAACTTCTCCAGAAGGAAGAAGCTAATATAAGAGATAATCAGACTAAGATAATAGTAGCTCAGATACAATCAGATAGTTCTAATGAAGATGGAATTATGATTGATGATTATAGTCCGGAAGCTAAAGCTAATCTTGCTGAAAAAATTAGAGAATTTGACCTTAAATTACAGTTGGATAAGGATAAATTGAAGCTTGATAAAAAGAAAGCTGAAACTGATGCAAGTATAAAGAGGCAAGCTCTAAAGAAAAGAAGTAGTACAACTAATAAATAAAAGATATGAAAACAATAAGAACTCTAAAAGTAAGCCCTAATGCTCCTGATATTAATTCAGCATGGTTATACAAAAACACCATGAAGTATTTTAATAATGGAGAATGGGTAACTATAGGTAGTAGTAATAAGGGAAGTGATAATATAGGAGATACTCTTAGTGTGCAAGATAATGTACTGAATGTTAATATAACAGAAGATCAGTTCACTGATATAATTAATGGAAAGTTAATAGCTGTTGATGTAGAAGGAGCTGATTCAAACTATGATATTGTAGCACTTAGGATAGGGAACTATAGTTACTTCTTAGGAAGAACAATACAAACTAATGGTACAGCAAGATATGCTACTGAGACTATTACAGTAGAAGAAGGCTCTCCTACTTTAAATCAAATTCAAGCATTAATAACTAAAGGAGTTGTTTCAGTGTCTGCAAGATTTATAGGTCTTGCTCCTGAAATAATAAGCCTTGAAATAGGTGATAGTAATGAAGTGAAGTCTTATAATTTAACACAATTAAAGACTGGGTTTTTCTTTACTAAACTTGATTATGGTTATGGTGTTGGTACTTGGCAACCTGCAACTGGAGGATTTGTTCATGTGACTACAGCTTATGGGAATGAAGTATTTTATACTATAAATTTAGATGGCTCTATTATTCAGGATGGTGATTATATCAAGCCTAATGAACCCTACACTGTTCAGTTAAAAGCAGAACAAATAGGTTCACCACTTGATGAAGTAACTGCAAGTCACATGATGTCTTGTGGAGAAATTATAGTAGTAGGCTCAACTGGACCTGTAACCTACACCAGAACAGTAGACTCCACATCAAGTGCATATTACTTTGTGAGCACTAAAAAGGATGGAACTCTTCAAGTACTAACTTATACAGTAGCTAATAAGACTATTACTGCTGCTGTTGTTTAATTTAAGTAACTATGTTTTTTACAGAAGAAGATTACAGAAAGATAGAAAAATGGTTGGTGAGTAAGGGTATCATGGATACCCAATTCTCTCCAGCAACTACTCTTGATGGAAATGAAACAATAGCTATTGTGCAGAATGGTAAAAATGTAAACACTACTATAGATGCTTTAGTTGAGAAACTTTTCCTGTTAGGAGTAGATGATTTCTTGAATATAACTGATAAATATAATCAACCTGCTATTTCACTGATACAAGCTATTAGTCTGATTCCTTTTAGACATAGAAAAATAGGTCAGGTTATTACATTTTTAAATGAAGATAATAAGTGGGTAATTTACCAGTTTCAAGGTTCCTCACTTATTCAGTGGAATAATACTACTCAGTGGATAAATGTTATTGGTTCTGCTATTACTGGAGAATTAGTACCTGATGAAGAAGACCTAACTGGTATTAAAGAAGGGGATAAAACAGTACTTAAGTTTAAGAATAAATCTTATAATACTGCTAACTTCTCTGGATTAGGTAGAGTATACCTTAGAAAGAACATTACTGAGGACAGAAACATACTCACCCAACAAATGATTAATCAGGAGAATACAAGATATATTCTTCAATATGATTATGACTTAAATGGACAGACTATAACAATACCTGCAAACTGTGTAATAGAGTTTGAAGGAGGTAGTATAAGTAATGGGAAACTGTTAGGAAATATTTTAGTAGAATCAGAAGATATAGTTATATTCAAGAATGTTGAGGTAAATTATATAATAAATGAGGTTCATACTTCTTGGTTTAATAACAATCAATTACAGCAAGCTGTTGATTCTATAGAGAAGGGGCTTGTATATATAACAGAGGATACTATAATAAATAACCCTGTTATAATTAATAAAGACAATATAAGTATAAATGGATTAGACCACATTATCTATTTTAACCCATCAGTACCTTCATCAATAGCTATTAATATCCAACCAGCAACAGGAAACTCATCTTATATAAGAAATATCACATTAGAGAATTTTATATTGCAACCTCAAAGTGGAAACTCTAATATTGACTATTTTATATCAGCAAAAAGAGTTGCCCAATTTAATGTTAATAAGATAGCATTATATGGCTTTAATTGGGGTTCTCAGAATACTGTATTGGTAAATAATGGTGTATATATGATAGAGTGTATGTACCACTCTATAAATAATTTGTATATACAAAAGTTCTTAAATTATGGTATAAATATAGATACTGGAGAATTTATATCTACTACTGTAAATCTTGAGAACTCTGTAATAGATCAATGTAAGGGAGGGTTAAAGGTTGAATCTACTAATAAGATGTCCTGTAATAACTGTACATTCCAAGCTAATAGTGAATATGGAGTAACAGTTGGGCAAGATTCTACTTCTCATGTAGATTTTAATTCTTGCCATTTTGAGTCTAATGTAGTAGACATTTTAGGAGGAAATGGTGGGAATATAGGAAAAACTGCATGGGTGGAAGCAACGAACTGCCTATTCATTGGTCCTCCTTCAACTCCTAACAGAGAATGTGCTATATATTTAGATTGGGGGCTTTTGAAATTAGATGGCTGTAGTTATCCAAGGAATCAATACCTTTTCAAGTATACTGATAATCTCCAAGAGGCTATAGTTATAGATTTTACTTACTGGGAAGATAGAACTTCTCAGAAGGTATATACTGGGCCAGAAAGTAAAGTTGGTACAGCTATTAAAATCTTTAATCAAGATATATCTCAAAATGCTACACCAACATTTAAAGGTCTTTCTTTAAAAGATACTACGAAATATGGAGATAGAGGATATCAATTGAATGAGTCCTTTAAAGTATTTAAAGTAGGAGATGGTACAACAGGTAATTTGATAAAGATACCTATACTTACAGATGCTAATTATAATCACTCAGCAATTGTTAAATTATTGGGGTATGATGCTAAAGGAAATAATACTGCTCCAAATTCTTTTGAATGTGTATTAGAAGTTGGATACTCACAATATAGTGATAGTATGAACTTAAAGATATTAAATATGTCTGGTTTTATAGATACTATCACATCAGTTGACAAAGATATACTTATTAAAGTGCCTGTAACTTTAAATGGAGTTTATTTGGTGCTAACTTCATTAGTAGAGACTCCATTTTCATTTATAAATTATAGTGGAATTTCATTAACTACTGATAGCAATAATATTAGCAATTCTGGTAATAATATGGCATATTTAAATCCTGATGGTACTTTAGCAAATAAAGTAGTAATAATTTAATTAACAAAAGGATGAATAATGTTGATGGTAGTACATTGACAAGTTAAACAATAATTTATTAAAAAAAAAATATGTTAGAATTAAATGTTAAAATGTCCATTATACAGGACACTGTAGCAGGTCCTGGAACTACTATATGTACTATGACAACTACAGGGGGCATTGCCCCCTATGTCTACTCCATATTTGATGATGTAAGTGTTAGGAATACTTATGCAATATCTGATAATAAAGTAGTCACTACAAGAGCAATAAGTGTAAATGAAGCTCTCAACTTTGCAGTACATGTTGTAGACCAGAGTGATCCTCAGGACAGTGCTACATCAGGGTTATTAATACCTGTTATGCAAGCTGCTGCCCAAAATAGGTTTAATAAACCTAATGTAATCTATAAGATTACTAATGATGTAAATTTATATGGTAAAGCCCTTACAATACCATCTAATTGTACATTAGACTTTCAAGGAGGTAAGTTCATTGATGGTTATATAGTAGGTAACAATACAAAGATCATAGCAGGTATAAATCAAATA